TGCCGAAGATCTAAAAACTGCAGTACCTATTATTGAGACAGCAGTACTTGGTGGTGAAGACGGAACGTTATTTACAACTAAGATCCAAGGTCTTGCAAACAATATTGGTGCTTATGAACAAGCTGCCGCAAATATTCAACAACTAAAAGATGTATTATCCATTCCACAGAGTGCAAATGCTAGTGGCGGATCTGGCGGTAATACTATTATCAATAATTATTACTCAGGTGGTGGTTCCGGCGGTGGTACAACTGTTGTACCAATTGAAGCCAAGCCATATCCTAACAATAGAGATATCAACCTCCAGGCTGACGGGCCATAAAAAAAGGGGCAACTGTCCGGACCAGTCACCCCTTTCGCTTAGTTCGTGGTGTTCATCACCTCCTCAGCACTACGAATTTGCAAGCTTGGAAAAATAAGACATAGTATCATCGTCATCATCAGCTACCGCGGTTTCACCCGGTGCAGATGCATAATGTACTTCAGGCTCTGGAGCAGCACCAAATGTTGGAGCTGGAGCTGGTTCATCTAGTGACACAGACTCAGCAGTAGTCAATACTGCACCTTCTTCACCAAGTACACGAGTTAACTTAGCCTTAAGTTCCTCATATGATTTAAAGTTGGCAGGATCTGTAATCTCTTTCAATGAATAGAGACGATTGTAGATACCTTCAAGTGCTGCATCATCAGCTAACTGTGATTGAGCATCGAATTCAGATTTATCGTAGTTACGATAACCTTCAACTTTACGAATCTTAAGTTTAAAATTAGCACCTTCCCAGAAATCGAATGGGTTTACAGGTTGCTCGTCCTGAAACGCAGGCTGCATTACATCCATAATCTTGTCAAAGATCTTCTTGCCATACTTGTACATGAAGACTTTACCTTCGTTTGATGGATTAGCAGGATCACTCACTACCATGATGTTAGAAACATAGTGCAGACGACGTTTACGTTCACGCACAATCTTCTTATCATCTTCGTTACCAGAGTTCCATAGTACTGAGTTCATCTCAGATACAGGATCGTTCTCACCGATAGTGGTACGAGAGTTCTCGATATACCATAGACCAGTAGGTCCTTTAAATCCGTGATCCCAGTAACGTACCCATGGTAGATCTTCACCTTCACCAGCAGGTAGGAATCGAATAACAGCATAGCCGTTACCAGACTTATCTACTTCTGGCTGCCAGTAGCGATCATCAACGTAGGATTTCTTTTCTTGACTTGCGCCACCACCAGCTTGCTCAGCTGCAGCAACGAGTTTAGAGATGTCGGCCGTACGGCCTTTGAGGTTTGCAAAAGACATATTTGTATTTTCCTTGTATGTTAGTTTTATCCACGTTATTCATAATGTAACAGTTATATTATATCATGTTTGTATCATGATGTAAACACCTTAAGTACAATCTTTTTCATTTTATTCATATCGACATTAATGAATGGACCGTACTTTCGGATCTTTTTAGAGACATCAGGCCACACAATGGTTTCCGTGATTTCTCTATCGGCTTTGTTCATAAAGCCTGTAAGCTTATTTATAATGACAACAGTCTCGAGATTAATCTCTTCCTCAAGAAACTTTGTCACTACAAATGGATGCACGTCTATGTTGAACAACTCGTCAAAAGTGTCGACGTGCTCTGACAACTTATAGAGGTCTTGTTCAAACATATATGAGATGGACTGTATCTTCTTCTGCCATTTGTCATAAGAATCAGCGTCCAACATTTCACCAACCCACTTCACGTCATTAACAAAGTTAGCAACATAGAAGTTGATTAGGTCAATAGGTTTTTTAAACTTGCGGCCAACCTTCGTAAAGAACAACTTGTCCTTACGTTTCCAAAATGATTGTGGTTTTGCCGAAGTCTTATAATTATATTTTGTTGCATCGTAACTATCAGATTCAAAGTGCAACTTTAATGCTTGATAATAACGATAACTTTCAAATGGTTCGATCATGATCATACCGGTAATTGATTTCCACCTTGTATTAATCTTAGTTCAATAGCTTCTGCTTCGAGTTTCTGTTTAATAGGCGGTGTGACAAACTTACTAATGTCAGCTGGATCCAAACCACGTACCTCACAGATATGTAGAATCGATTCCATATAGGACATAGACTTCTTTGTTACACATTCCTCTACCATTCTGGCGAAGCGTTTTTTTGTTAGAATTGTATCTTCGTCAATCATTATAATACTCGTAATATGACTGTCTCATTATTGACACGACCATTGGCCTTAGCTTTCTTAGTAGTCAAGTTGCCAATTGCTTTGTCAATCTGATTTGCAGTCTTGGATAAAATTAGCGGAAGCATTTCTTCAGGTTTACGCAGTGTCATCTTCCAAGAGACAGACTCATCAATATTCTTAATGGTTGAACCTGACACCTCAAACCCCTTACTCGCTGAGTTAGTGATGAGACATATCAGCTGTCGATACTTGGTATTGAATAGGAACACCTTACCAGCACCTACCAACATAGTAGGATTCACTGACGCAATCTTGAAGTCATTATCTTCCTTCTTATAATTCATCTTTGCTACTTGCTTATCTGCACTCTTCACCTTAGGCTTACGTGGTGCACGTTTAGCTTTTGCTGCGTTCTTGAATTTCTCAAGATCTTCTAGCATCTTATTAATAGCATCGATACGACGCTTCTGCTCTTTACGTGTGATGTGTGAGTATGCCTCAACAGCTTGGTCACAGGTTTTATTATAAGCATCGTTGTATTCTTCAAGCCATACAGTCAATCGTTTCACAAGGAAAGGTACAGCCATTCCTTTTAGATCGTGACGTTGCATAGCATTGTACATATCTAGTTGGGTTTTCTCACCCATAATCCATTGATCTTCGAGCTCATCTAAATCAGCTCCCACGGTCTCAAGGATCTTATTCTCCATGCGTTGTTGTGGTGTGAGTACAATTACATTCTTAGATGCTAACTCTTCTTGTTTCTCTTTGACAAGTGGTTTGCCTTCTTCAACAAGACCATCAACGAATCGTTTGAGGGCAACTGGATATTCGGCCAGCTTACCCTCAAACTCAAACGATGGATTGTCAAGCATGAACGCCGTTGCAGCGTAGTGTGAGAACATCTTGAACTTATACTCTGGGCATGCCAGTGCAGACTTTGCATCTGCTTTAGACCAGTTCTTTTTGACGTAAGCTTTGATTACTTCCGCCACTTGTTTAGAATCAACCTCATAGTGGAAGTAGTATTTGATTGCTTCCCATCCTTTATCGATAGGAACAGCCGCTAGACCTGTCTTACGACGAATAGGTGCACGGACTTTCTTACGTTTTAATGCTGGCATACCCATAGTTCTCAATCCTTTTTCATAATATAATATGTATTATACACTGCTTTTTGGGGATTGTACACAGTTTTATGCAAAAGATTTCACATTTTCTACACGGAACGATCGCCATCCAGCTGCACGTACATCGTAGGCACGAATCACATCGATTGTACGATCTAGACCATCAGTCAGATTTGTATCCGTTTTTGGCAGATGATCCTCTGGGATCATGTCACTACGTAGAGTACATTCCATAATACGTTCATCACCATTCACTTTTGTGAATGTCACAGTTGATACACCTTGACGCAGTGCATCTAGCATTTCATCTCTAGTCATCTTTTTGCTCCAAAAGTTTTTTAATATAGTCTTCGTATTTAAATACGAATTCATCACGTCGCGGATTAACAAAATATCCCTCGCACGCATCGTCAAATTCATCTCGAAAGAGAATTCCACGCTCATCTAAGCTTGACTCTAAAACATCAGCTACCTCCCTCAGCTTGTTGATAATTCCAAATAGATCTTTGACGCCATCCGATCCATATCGTGGACTGTACACATAAGGTCCATTACGTGGGACAGTATGCATCTCGATTTCAGATTCAATCACTTCTTCCCATGAAATACGGGATTCGACGGGGTCTTCAGCGTCACCGAAATATACAGCAGAATATAAACCAGCAGGTTCGATTCCGGCATATACATCAATTTCAATTGTCGTTTTGGACACGATCAAACTCCTCATCATGTTCATAACCGATATGGACACCATCTTGTAGATGGAAACCCGCACCCTTTAAAAAATGTTCAAATGCTTCAATCACTTCATCGACAGTAGATTCACCGCCTATCTCATGGACGATTTTACTTTTACCGACAACATGATCACCTTCGTTTTCATATACGAATCTAATCGTACCAAAATTCATTTCCATTAGTTTCTCCTCATGGTCGAAAAATCCTTCGGATCTTGTTCTCTTCCGACGGGGACCAGGTTCGACTTGTGCATCGTGGCGATTCCGACGATGTAGTCTCCTGTGTATCGCATCGGTTCTTTTCTTGCTGTTGTACCTGCAGGAATTGTGTCCGACGTCTTGAGGCTTGTAATGTCGTCTGAATTGCGTCGAAAGGTCTGCGGTGGTACATAGGGTTTAAACTCCTTCTTTGTAGTGGGTTTACACGCAAACATCTTTTCATATTCACGCTTCTCTTTTTCTTTGATGTGCTGAGCTTGTCTCAGCCTTTTCTTCCAGGCTGGGGTACTCATTGATTTTTGCCTATACTAATTTCCTTATCTGCCACAAACAAGAAATGAATCCAGAACATGGCAAACCAGGTTTCAACAGTCAATGGAATACTCATTGCAAATACAGTATTGAGTGCCCAAATAGAAACTGCAGGACCAGCAATGATCATTGCAATCAATACAGCAAACTTTGTAATTTCGTTAAACATAATATTTCCTAAGCTATAAACCAGCGGTAGATTCCCCAAACATCAACAAAGATGAAGAAGAAGTTTTGTATAAACATCGGTTTGTCATTCATCTTATAGAACAGTAGTGATAAGACTAAATGACCAAATAAAAATATAAAGAATCCGTATCGAGATATCTCAATATTAGATGATAATAGAGTGGCAGCTAACAGAAAACTGATAGTGCCAATCCACTTAAGTAGTTCACTATGAATTAGCACGATCAGCTATATCCTTAGCAAATTTTTTGAATGAGTTGATACCTTCGAATAGCATACCCATACCGAAAGAAAAACCAACTAAACCAACCAAAAATAAAATATTAACTTCAACTGTTTCAAACATGTTTTTTCTCCTTATTAATATCATTAACTAATTTTTTTAAGTCCTCTCTAAAATCTTCATAATCTTTAAAGAAGACATACGTTCCACCTTGTTTATCAGAAGTTCTGATAAGATGGTAATCCAATAGAATATCTACTTGGTCCATTACTCGTCCCACTCACGTAGTGTATTACGAGCTACATCACCATAATGAGTTTCAGCATATTTAGGTGCGTCAGTCCAATGGTTGTGGTTTTCATCTAGCGATTCGATCATAGCATCGAATTCAGCTTCCTTTTTGGCACGACGCGGACGTTCTACTTCATCGGTCCAACGACGAACAGTCGCAGCATTTGCTGCCTGGCGTTTCTTGAAGATGAGGCGAGAATGTGCCTCTTTGATCATTTTAAGACGTTCAGTTTTTGTCATTTATATCTCCATCATTAACATCAACTGGTATATTATACCATAGTTGAAAGCATTTGTACATACTTATTTTCACACAAATAGTGTGTTTATTTCACATAAATGTGATTGTATCGACGAGGCAAAGTCTCACAGGTATATTCGACATCACCATAACTAATCACTTCAATACACTCACCAGTGCTATATGAAACCTTGACATCTGGCATATCTAGGAAATGATCCATTGCCATCATGACAGCACCAATAAGAATCAATACAACACAACTCCACAAAATCTTACTAAGCACTTTTAACATTTTTGATCTCCTCAAATTTACGTCGACGCTGATCGAACATGATCGGCTTTTTGAACATGATCTCTTCGGTAGTACCTTCTTTGATATAACCTACTGCTTTGAAACCTGAAACCATGTAAGTGTGGTTTGGGACACGATACTCGCAATCCCAATCCTTAGTAACTTCCTTTAAGTATCTCATAACAATGTACTGTATAGAATTTTAATGACAACACCAACAACAATAATTTCCATTACGCAGCCTCCATAATTGCTTTACCGATAGCTGCGAACTCATCATCAGATGGACCAGCCTTTTTATAAAGAGTCACACGACCGTCGTAGTCGAAAGTAGACTCAAATGGAACACACATGATCTCACCAACGCGAGCTTCGAAACCAGGTGATTTAGTAACCTTAACAGTGTAACCATCACAAAGGTAAATTTTACGACCTTCTTCGATTTCCTGGTAGAAAGCACCTTTCTCAATAACTTCACCGAT